ACCCTTGCCATCGATCTGCGAGAACACATAGTTCTCTCCGACAGCATCGGCGTCGGCCACGATGGCCATGTAGAGACGAGCGTTGCTGAACTGGATCCAGTTTGGATCCTGGTTCGGATCGGTCAGCGTCCGGTATCCGTACGCCATGATGCCGCCGAACGACTGGACATTGATGTTGACGCCGGTGGCGTTCATCTCTGCTCGATCCGCGTCGCTCCACTTCTTCTGCGAGAGCGCAATCGGGTAGAGCGCCTGGCCGTACTGGATGCCGGCAGCCGCGACGTTCGGGCTGAGGCCGGATGCGTCGTTGCGAGCGATGATCCCGGCCTCGATTGCCGACCATGGCACCGTCCGCGTCGTGCCGGCAACGAGCCCAGGAACGACAGCCCACGGAGCGAAGAATGCCGCGTGCCGCGCGTTCGGTACACCGCGCAAACCCTGGGCGACCGCCTTGAGTGTTGCCTTCGATCCCGAGTCGGTACCGTCGATCAGCGCGACTCGATTGAAGCTCGATGCATGAGCGAGCAGGTTCGCCTGCGCCGCTGCCGTCGTACGACCGGGCATCGCGACCTGCCCAGGCCCGAGGTCGTTGGTGAACAGCGCGAGCGCCGTCGTCCAGTTCGCCTCTGTGATGTTGGTGTTGTCGTCCGTCCCTCCGATCAGAGCAGTGGCGGCGACGACTGCCGGATCGGACAGAGCCGTGCCGACATCCACCAGGTCGATGTAGTCGCTCGCGTACGACCAGTTGATCGCGTCCGCCTCGTCCACGAGGTCACGCGACACTTCCAGGATGTTGCCGAGGTTGTCGCTGACCGTGAGAACGAACGTACCGCCGACGGAACCCTGCGACACTGCGATCCGCAGATTGTTGCCCCAGGCACCAGGCGAGTTCGCGAGAACCTGGAGCGTGTTGGCATTGGATCCATCCTTGAGTGTGACAGTCGCCGTGACCGGCGCAGGGCCGACGACGCGGGCGATGTAGACGTTGCTACCGCCCTCTTTGTAGAAGCAGTCCATCGCGTCCCACAGATAGCTGTAGGTCACACGAGCGCCGAACTTTGCCTCGAACTCGGCCATGCTCCGGCAGAGCACAGCCTGAGTCGGATCGCCCTGAGATGCAGGCCCGACAGCAAAGAACACCCCGGTGTCAGTCGGTGGTGTTCTTGCCGGCGCGACCTCGACTAGGGAGATGTCAACTCCCGGCCTCGGCATCGGTCACCTCCTCCTTCGTTGCCTTCGCTGCGGTTTGTGGCGCAAGCTGCCCCGACTCGATCAGAGCGGCGTTGTGAGGGTCGGCTTGGGCCTCTTTCGTCAGGGTCACCTCAGCCCATGGCTCCGCGATGGAGCCGTCGGCCAGATCGGTGAGACCGCCGACATTACGGAATTTGGTCATCTAGTGCCTCCAGCTCAACATCGATGTCTACGTCCTGAACGATTGGCCATTGGCTACCCGGCTGACCCGACGGGTCTGGTGGATCTGGAGTTGGATACGTTCGCGGCCCTCCCATCTTGTTGACGACATCTTCGACCGTAGTGTCACACCAGACCGAGACGAGCACCAGATTGCGCTCACCGTCCGGCGTCGGCAGGTCACTGTAGCTCTCACTGATCCATTTCGTATTGATCGCAAAATCCCCCAGCGTCGGCTTCTGTACACAGATGCCTCGGATCGCTGCTCCGTAGAGCTTGGCGACTGCCCGCGTCGATTCCTGGTCGAGCGCTGAGATCAATGAAGTGGCGATCAGGCGCCAGGTCGCCGTGTACATTCCGTCACCATCGTGGTACGGTACGCCAGTGAGCCCCGGAGATTGAACGAGGATGCCCGGTAGCTGATTCTCGCGTAGTTGCTCCAACTGACCAGCGACCATGAAGGAGCGGGGCACTGGTACCTTCGCTCGCGTACGCCCCAGCTGCAACTCCATTTCTTGCAAGTAGACAGGCATCCAGAGCTTGAGTGTGTCGCGCATCGCCTCCTCGACCTGATTAGCCGAGACGATCCTCTGGAAGATGTCGCTAACCGTTGAAGTGGCCACGAGGTGCCTTTGTCGTTTCTCCGTCCATTGACGCCCAGGCGTCCCAGAAATATTGCCTCAGAATACGGTCGAAGCGTTCCTGGTCGGACGCAATACGCTTGAAGAACTTGCGCTGTGGCAGATTGCGCTTCGGGACACCGGCCCAGTGGGCCTTTGCATACGGCACCTTGGTGGCAAGAATGACTTGCCAATCGTTACCGTTGCCCTTGACCTGGATGATATTCTCGGGACTGCCCGGCTCGGTGGCGGACGTATAGAGCCGGTGTGTCTCGCCAAAGAGGATACGTGGGTCGATCCCTTCGCGAGCCTTCTCATGTTGGCGCTTGTAGCTCAACTGTTTCCAGGAGCCGCCGCCGCGCCGACCCTGACTCAGGAACGTCTCTCTGGCTATGTCGGTTAGCTCGACACCGATGATCTCCATTGCAGGCCGTAGGTTGACCATCGCCCCGCCGAGCTTCGCGTACCGCAGGCGCATTTCCTGAATGCGCCCAGGCGGTACGACTGCTATGGCTACGCCTAGCGCCGCCACTACATCTTCGTCGTCCACCCCACCAGCACATCTGGTGGAGGGAACGTCCAGAAGGGTTGACCGGGCAGAATGTCCTCTCCCAGAGTCTCCTCGGCTAGCTCGCGACCGATGGCCTCCTTGAGCCAGCCGAGTGCCTCGTCAAAGAGAGCGTTGTACTCTGGATACGGTGAGCGGCCAGTTGCGATCTGTTCGGGAAAGTAGCTGATCTCAATCAACTTGGCCGCGCGGTAAGTGATCGCCTGCCGAGCCCATCGGTAGGCAGACTCGGGGATGTCGGTGTCTACCCCGCTCGTGACGTCGCTCGCTGCCTGCATGATGATCCGATTGACTTCTTCGCCGGTCGGCCGCGTCTCATCGTTGAACGTACCGATTTCGTCACCATTGACGGTCTTGGTACGCGCCCGCATGATCGCGCCGATGTCCGCCAGAGTCGGCAGATACGGCATTGTCTCGTCGGGGACATTCTGAACCGGCGTCGTCGGTAGCGCGGTAGACGCAGCCGGGTCGCGGAAGATGATCTGGTACCAGCCGTTGGGCAGTGTCGCCTGGTCAGTCGTGAAAGACCGAGCCATTGGCTCGGTCGGATCGGCGTCTACTGGGCTTAGGCTCTGGACATCAATCTCCGTCCAAGGCCCAGATTCAGATGCTGACTCCTGAATATGGATCTCAGACCATGCGATCCCGTCATACTTTGGCGGCGGGGTGTAGTCTTCAAAAGTGATGACGTACATCAGAGCCTTTCGTAGGATTGCACAATCCGTCCCGTCGAGCCTTGCGGTACATCTCCCGTCACACTTGACTTAGTCTGTTGGATCCTACCGTTCTTTGGCGCCGTCACCTCACCTTCCGAGGCCTGCCAGACTTTCCCTGGCGTGTAAGTATAAACCATCCCAGACCCCTCTGTAAGAACGAAGATACGTGGCACTGTGTAATTGACTCTGCCTACATCGGTAATCACGAAATAGAACTCACCGATCTGAGACGGTACAGCGGAATACGATACTCGTCCTGCCGGGGCTACCAACCGCACCTCCGCAAAGGGAGAGCTTGTGCTCATGAACAGAGTTGCGGCTGGCGCCCCGACAATTGTACCCGTCAAGACCTGAGGGCCATTTGACGAGTAGGTCGCTGTACCGTATGGCACAATCAGAACGCGGCTCACAGTTGAGATCGGAGCCGACGAAACCATCGTGAGTACCGCAGCTGTACTCGATACCGACATGAACAGACTCGGTGACACAGCTGCGTAGCTCGCGCTCGCTGCCGGAGCGCTGAGCATCAATCCAACGCCAACTACAAAGCTAGGAGCGGTCGATGAGAAGGTTGTTTGCGCAGCTAGGCTGACAACATTTGCCGTCCAACTGATCCCCGGCGAGGTTGTCGAGGCGGTCAGCACCGCGACAGGCACAATAACTGTACGGCCCTGACCGGCGATGAAGGTTGGGGAAACAATACTTGCCGTCCAACTAGCCGCTGGAGACGTAACGGAAGCTCCCGCGCTCACGAGCGGAGCTACAACACCCGCAGAGAAGCTGGCCGCTGGTACCGAGAGTGCAAAACCTGCGCCGGTCAAGAGGCTTGGCGACGCTGCGCTAGCGGTGAAGACGCCTGGCGGAGTATTGAGCGGGATCGCTACCGTCAGCAACGGCCCGACTACCGAGAGGTCAACATTAGCCCATGGAGTCGGAATCGAGATCATGATCGTCTGCCCCATGGCGTTGGCCGTGAAGTTCGCGGCTGGCGGCGAGACTGATCCTCCGAGAGACAACGACGGTACCATCGCAGAATAGCTTGCCAGAGCCGGTGGAGCCGTGACCGAACCTCCAAGCGAAAGCGTTGGCGAAAGTACCGGGAAGTTGACGATTGCCGGCGACAGGAAGAGCAGTGCCGTGACGGTGATGGTCGGACTGACAGCCGAGTAGGACGTATTGGCAGCGAGCGGCGCAGCGACAATGCCCTGGGCAAAGATGGGGACAACGCTCGATGCCGTCCAAACGCCTGCCGGAGGAGCGATGCTCAAGTACAGGGCAGGTGAGACCGATGAACCCGTCCAAACTCCGGCAGGCGCAGTTACCACCGATGAAGCAACTGGCACCGGTGCTACCGATTGAGCAGTGAACGTAGCCGGTGGAGCGATAGCGTTGCTGTCGATCCGGAGCAACGGCGCAATCGATGAGTAGGTCACCACCGAGACGTTCGGCAGCATCACCTGCGATAGCTGGATGACCGGGGCAACCGACGCTGCCGTCAGAACAGCAGGCGGAACAACTATGAGAGACGTACCACCGATACCAGGCGCAACAGCATTCGCTGTGAATGTCGCGGGTGGAGGAGCTACCGATCCGCCGATTGATAGCGTCGGCGCTACACTCGATGCGGTGAAGACAGCCGGAGGCGTGACATCCGGCGCAGGTTGATTGACGAGCGTCGGAGCGACCGCACTCCCCGTCCAGATTGCGACTGGAGCGATGACGAGCCCTGTACCCGAGACGAGCGGCGCAACCGATTGACCTGTGAAGACCGCTGCATTGGGAGTCAACGTCAGACCGAGGATCGGTGAGACGGACTGTCCCGTGAACACTGCCGCATTGGGTAGGAACGTACGACCGAGACCAGGAGCAACGCTACTACCAGTGAACGTCGCAGGCGGTGAGACGACCAGAGCAGTGCCCGAGACGGCGGGTGCAACCGAGCTAGCAGTCCAGGTTGCCGGTGGGGCAACGACTGTAGCAGTGACGACAACAACTGGAGCGACCGATTGAGCCGTGAACGTCGCGGGAGGAGCGACGTTGAGTTCATCGACTCGCGGTGCAGGCGCGACCGAGCTAGCGGTGAAGGTGGCCGGTGGCGCTACGACCGTCGGACTGATTGATATGACGGGAGCAACCGAGGAGCCAGTGAATGTTGCTGGCGGAGATACGATGGTGATGTTGATGGTAAGAGCCGGAGCAACCGACAGCGCCGTGATAAGGGCAGCGTTGGGAAAGAATGTTCCGCCGAGTCCTGGCGCAACCGAACTGCCAGTGAGCACCGCTGGTGGTGTAATGATGTTAGGACTGATGATGAGAAGAGGAGCGACAATCGACGCAGTAACAACCGCCGCTGGTGGCAAGAACGTCGGGCTGATCAGAAGCGACGGCCCAACCGACGAATACGACGCCGTGGCCGGTGTCGTGATCTCGGTTGGACTGATCTGAAGTGCTGGAGCGACGGAGCTACCATTGAACGTTGCTGGCGGAGCTACGACTGTCGCGTTGATCGCTACGACATACGCCGCAACTGCGCCCGACCACTGTCCGGCACCCGCCGCCGGCACCGTACAGTTGACCTGGTGACTACCTGAGGTGTCAGATAAATTGTAGCCACAAATGATTTCTGTCGTCGCATTGCGTGGTGTGCCCGCCTGCGTCCAGCCGCTGGTCATGGATGTGATGATGGTATTAGCAGCACCGGGCGACCACATAGCAATCGCGAAGTCTCCGGCATTGGCAGGGCTGTAAGTGATATTCATGGAGGCATTGGCCGAGGCCGAAATAGCGTTGCCACCATCAGTGGATGGAGAGCTACCTGCACCGGAGAACTCTTCAATCTTGTAAGCTCCTGCCGCCGACGCGGACAGTGTGATGGTGATTTGGGTCGGAGCCGATGCAATGTACGCTGAGATGATGGCAGAGCCTCTCGTAGTGCCAATTGCCGAGGCCGTCTTGGAGTAGTCAACCGAGTACGTATTCCCAACATTATCCGTAACGGTAGAAATGCCTGACGAGCCAGTGCTAGGTGGGCCCCAAGCGACACAGACGAATATGTAGTTCCCCACCGTGATGCCGCTAACAACGATGGGTATCGAGGTAGAAGCTGCCCATCCACCCTTCGCTCGCTCAGCTACGAACGCGACGGCCATCAGTGCTGGTGCATTGACCAGGCGTCCGACTCTATGATCGGCCCTGGCCGGTAGTAGTAGATGGCGGGCTGGCTAGTGACCTGTGGCGATGGATCTGATATCGAGAACTGAACATCGGCTGGCACCGCAGTGACGCCGCCACCGATGGAATCAATCCCAATGCCAGCAATGAACAGCGCGGCTGGCGATTGGATCCTGATCTGCAAGCCAGGAGCTACGGCGCTGAACGTCGCTCGATCCGTCGTCACAGATTGCTTCTTCTCGATGTTGAGCGAGACGAGCCCACTGAACGTAGTATTGCCGGCTGGGGTAGGCACGAGGATCGTGAGTGATGGCATGCTGGTACTCGCGATCCAACCCCCAGCCGGTATCTGGATCTGCAGGAACAGCTGTCCGCCAACGGATGTGAACGTCGCCTGAGCAGCTGGCGGCAATTGTGTGAACCCCGGCTTCACCACCGGAGCGCTCGCCGTGAAGACCCCGAACGTGACCCCAAGAACATTGGACAGGATCGGCGACTGCGCCCCGGCAGTGAACTGCGGCGAACCAGGGGTCACAGCGAGGGCAATCAACGGAGCGACACTCGACATCGTAGCGGTCGAAGATGGCGTGATCACCAGTGGACTACGAGTAGGCAGCGGAGCTACGCTCGATGCTGTCCAGAGCGCCGGGACAGCAAGTAGAGTTTCGATCAATGCCGGAGTCGCGCTCGATGCAGTGAATTGAGCAGGCGGCACGCCGGTCAGTAGCGATGTCCCTGGACTGACCGAGCTAGCTGCGAACGTTGCGGCTGGCACAGAGAGCGCAAGCCCAGTGCCGGCGATAAATGACGGCGCCACCGAACTGTATGTGGCGACCGAAACTGCAGTCGGCAGGACAATAGACAACAACGGCTGCACCGACGAGTAGGTGGCGACTGCGGCATTGGGCAGTAGCGTCTTGGTGATGATGGGAGCGACACTACTGCCCGTGAGGATCGCCGCAGGTGCGGAGAGCGTTTCCACCAGAGCGGGTGCCACGCTCGCTGCAGTCCATCGAGCCGGTACGGCAAAACAATAGATGCCAAGGAATGGGAACGGAGCCACGGCGCTCGCAGTGAACACCGATGCGTTGGGGAGAACGGACACGACCGGGATCGAGCCCATCTGATTCGCGGTCAGTCCGATCGCATTGGGGAAAATAGTCAAGCTCACCGTAGGCAACGGAGCAACCGCGCCAGCAGTGAAGACTCCAGGCGTCGATACCAGCTGGAGCGAACGGATTGGCAGCGGCGCTACACTGCTCGCCGTGAAAGTTGCCGGCGGCGTTGCGATGATCGGAGAAATGATGATCAGAGGCGCGACTACGCTCGGCAAGAACAAAGCGACCGGCGAGACCACGAGCGCAGTGCCAGTGACTACTGGCGCAATCGCATTCATCGAGACGACGCCTGGGCCCTGGCCAACGATGGTGACCGAGACAGTGACCGGCGGCGCAACGGACTGAGCGGTGAACTGTGCTGGCGGAGTGATGATGGTCGGTGACTCTACAAGAACAGGTGCCACCGCGCTGCCCGAGAACGTAGCCGGTGGCGCCACTACCGTTGCGCTGACAGCAGTCTGTGCCTTGTAGGTACCAACGAGACTCTGGATCTGCAAGATGGCGTTACTGCCCGAGTAGCTAAACCCGGCCTGCTGTGTCCCGGTCGAAGTGACAGTCTTGTACTCAGCGAACAGCGCAATCGAGTTCGTCGGGCCGTAGTTCACCCAGCCTATGGAAGTGTAGCCGCTACCCGGTGTAAGTGGCGGCACTTGGATAGCTGATCCCATGTACATCGCGAACATCCCGATAACTAACTCGACAGCTTGCGTCGTCGCTGGTGTAGCTGCCGAGTTGATCGTCCCGATAGTCGCGTTATTGCTCACAGATGTAGCTGACGACTTATCAAACGGCGTCGAGCTACACCCCGTGAAGTGAGAGATGATTACGGACTTATTGGCCTGTGATGCTGGTACCGTCACCGTCACGAGGTCGGCGTTCGTGAGCGCATGCTGGACGACGCAGTACCATTGCTCGATGTCGGAAGCAAGGTTCCCAGGACTAACTGTATTGCGGTTGACGAACGTCCATGTATTGCCCTGAGTATCAGTGACACTCGATACGTTATTGGAAGCGTTCGGCTGGTAGAACGACAAGATCAACAGATCGCCGACCGCTGCCACTTCCCCAACATTTGTAGGAGGGCATGTAATCGTCGTGCCACCAATCGCTCCAGCACTCATGTAGTTCACAAACGTTGGTATCGTTGGCGAGGTCGCGCCGGTCAGTGTCGGCGCTACCGCAGACGCGGTGAAGGTCGCAGGCGGCGCAATGACAGTGGTAACGGAAGCGACCGCACCAGCGTGGAAGTTGTCGCATCCTTCGCCCCAAGTTGCCGAGCTTGACCAGGTCGCTGAGCCGAGCCGAACACCGGTGTAGACGGTGTTGATGTTGCCGAAGCTTGAATCAGCGATATTGAGCAGGTACGTGATCGTCTGTCCTACACCATCTGCGGCAGTGCCGGCGTACAGATGGACGCCACCGCCCTCGTTCTCCATGAAAAAGTATGGCACCTCGCCGCTGCCGGACAGAACAGCGGTCGCGTAGTTCTTGAGCAACGTGTAGGTGCCGCCGACGATCTTGTAGATGCCGAACGTCGGCGGGCTGTCGTACGGGCTGGAGACGAGCGCGTACCCATTCCCTTGCGACGTCATGAACCACAACTCGATCCAGCCGGAACCCTGCGCGTCGATGCCGAAGGCTTCGTATCGGCCTCCAGTGAACGCTGTCTTCCAGTATGCAGAATCAACGATGACGTTGAGCGCATCGCCAGAGCGTTGCGTCATTACGTTCGAGTGGACGACGGGAGCCGGATCGCCCGACACCATCGGCGAGCCCCAGTTCGTGCCGAGTGCGCCGTCCGCGCGGTTGAAGTTATCGATGACCGCCTTGCTGGTGGTGACCGGGGCGGCCATGGGCTAGTGGGATGACTCCCGAGTTGTCCCTGATCCGAGAGTCATCCCATTGCCCTCTACCGATCCGCTGCCGGCACTTCCTCGATCTTGTCGATGACCCACTGGCGCTCCAGAGTTGCGTCCATCGCACCGTCGGGGTTATCGGCAAACTCGCCGGACGTAGCAACTTCCTGAGTCGCGATGTCGAAGGCTTGCTGTTCCGCAACGCGCTTCGCCGCATCCTCGCTGCTCACGTCCATCGTGATATGCCGGATCATCGGCCGCTGGATCGTCTCGCCGTTGGCGTCCAGATCGTCAAACGTCTGGGGCGCGCCCTCGGGCGGAACCATGATCACGTTGTACAACGTCACAGCTAACCTCCGATATTGTCGTCTGGTGCTCGCTCAAGATAGCGACCGAACACCGGGCCGATCTCACTGTTGTGCCAGTGAGCTAGTTGGATCTGTGCCCCTGACAGCTTGTCGTAGAGTTCTCGGTCAATCGCTACAACATCCTCACCGGTGTGCTGGAGGATGACATACATGCAACAGACGGCAAAGCGAGTGATCGTGGAAGCGGCGATCTTCTGCTTCTCCAACTCCTCGCGCAGGACACGTAGCTCGACTTCCTGCATTGCGATGACGTCTGCCGGGGTGATGTCCATCGCGTCTTTGATGGACGGTAGTGATTTGATTGCGGCCGGAGCGAACACCGTGATGTTTGGCCCATGCCGTTCGATGTCGCCCGGACGAGCCATCAGGCTGCCGTGCCCTTCAGGACACCGGTCGCATCCCACTGGATCGTGAACGTGCCGGACGAGACAGACTGATCTGCTCCCATGTCCACGTAGCCCATGACCGGCGAGGTAGTGCTGGTGCCGGTCGATTTGTAGATGCACCCGATGCGGCAAGTGAACGTCGCCGACGCCCAGGATGCGTTCGCTGCACCCAGCCTTGCCTCGTTGGTGGGAGCATCGTAGGTGAGCGTCTTGGTACCGAGAGTGACGCCACCGGTCGTGTAGCCGGTGCCAGCAATCTCGTTTGTGGCGACGTTCCAGAACTCGTCCGTGTCCTGGTTCGGCACGTAGGTGCTGGTATGGAGCGACACCTTGATCGTGTCCGACGACCAGTTGACAGGCGTAGCTCCCCACTGATCCTTGACGTTCAATCCGTACCACTTCGCGGTTACTGCCATGGATCCTCCTTACGCAGCAACGGCTTTGAGCACGCCTGTTGGATCCCAGACGAGCGTGTACGTTCCGCCGCTGATCGACTGGTCTGCACCCATATCGGTGTACCCCAGCAGCGGTGATGTCGAACCTGTACCTGTGTTCTTGCGGACGACCGAGATGCGGAAGGTGAACGTCGCTGCCGTCCACTGGGCATCGTCGGCGTCGAGTCGTGTTTCGTTTGACGTCGCATCGTACGTCAGCGTTTTGTTGACAAGCGTGTAGCCACCGGCGTTGTATCCGTTGCCAGTCGCTAGCTCGTTCGTTAGGTCTGTGTAGTATTGGTGTGTGTCCTGGTTCGGTACATAGGCAGACGTGTGGAGGGACACTTGGATCGTGTCATTCACCCAGTCTATCCTAGAGGCAGCGGTCGATGACCATTGCCCCTTACCGGCCAGGCCAAACCACTTTGAAGTCGCGGCCATACTGCCTCCTGGGCGAGATTGGGCGGGCCGAAGCCCGCCCGCTCACGCTACTGGGTTGACCTCGCGATGATCGCTTCCAGACCCTTCTCGACGCCGGCACGCGGTACACCGCCAGTTGCCTGCGTCTCGGCGTCCAGCACCTTCTGGGCCTGTTCCGGATCGTTGTCCGCCAACGCGACCGTCTGATCGACGTTGGGCTTGTGCTCCTCGATGTAGTCCGCGAGTTCGTCCACGGACATCGAGCCGGGGTTGGTGGCCTCGACCTCGGCAGGAGCCTCTGCTGCCTCGGCCTCCTCCTTCATGGCCTCCAACTCCTCATCGGTGAAGAAGGCGCCAAGCCGCTCGCCCTTCTCCAGCGCGAGCGGGCCAAGCTCCTCGACGGTGACTTCCTCACCGCGATTAGCGACCCGCTCGGTGAGGATGGACTCGCCGGGGAACATTGGCGATTCCGTCTCCACGAGCCACGGAAACATGAGGTGTTTGATCGTCCGAGTGTCCCCGCTGTACTCCTCGGGCGATTGGTAGTCGGCCAAACTCTCGGACTTGAGAGACTTGCCGAACACTGAGGGATTGTCGGCCATGTTAGCCCGCCAGTCCCGTGACCTGCATGACGGCATGAGGCTGATCGACGAAGAACAGCGGACGGACGCTGCTCTGCGTCCAATACCGCTGCGTCTCCTGCTCGTACCAGGACTCGGTCATCAGCGGCTGCTCGACTCGCATCTGACCGACCTGGCCGGTCGCAACGACAATCGCCGTCCCAGGGGTGACCCTGTTCGTGACGAAGATGTCGTAGCCGGTGCTCGCGAGCAGATCGTTGAGGAAGTTGCCGTAGATCGTCGCGAGGTTGAAGTATTCCTGCGGGTTCATGATCCACAGGTCGTACACGTAGCCAAGCTCCTCCTGCTCGGCGATCTGGGTGACCCGAGCAAAGTCACGACCAGGCCACAGAGTGGCGTTGCTCGCGGAGGAGCCGGTGGTGACGACCGTCGTCCAGTTGTTGCCGGTCGTCGTCCGGCTGTTCGCCGTGATTGCGGCATTGAGAACATCCACCGCCCGCTGATTGATCTTGCGGACGATGGTGTTCGCCAGCTGCCGAATCTGACGGGTGTAGACCGAGATGTCGTTGCGATCCCGAGCTTCCACCGTCATGAAGAACTTGCCGCCCCACTTCTCGACCGTCGCGACCTGCGGTGCGCGGCGCTGGGAGGTGAGGATTGGGAACTCCGTCCCTGGCGCGATCTGCTCGAAGTCACGAGTGAGGTACAACTCGTTGACCTGGATCACGTCGTAGATCACGGCTCCACCAGTGACTCCACCGGCGCTCGTGAAGACGCGGTCAGCAAAGAACCGCTGGAGCGTGAGATCCATCAGCGTCCGCGTGACCCGCGTCGGCTGCTGGAGCGCCCAGTCCACGGTGTACGTCGTACCGCTGACCGTTGGAGGGCCAAGCGGATGCGGCACCGGGTTGGGATAGAACGATGCCTCGATCTTCTTCTCGCAGGTGATGATGATGTCCCGCGCATTCAGGCCGGAATCCAACATCGCCTCCAGATCGGGCTCCAGTTCCGGAAGTAGTGTTCGCCTCATGTCACCTCCCTTCCTTACGTGGACAGGATCAGGAGCACTTCTGCGTCTGCTCCGACCGTCGCTTGTGCATCCATCGCCGTGCCGACGACGATGCCCGTCGTGTGCGGGACAACGCGACCTGACGTATCCACGTCCAGGTCTTGTCCCGCCGTGATTGCCGCTCCGGCCGTGATCGGCACGATGCCCTCGCGGATGATCGGAACCATGCCGTTCTGCGGCACGTCGAAGGCCGCAACGCCGAGCACTCGGGCGCCAGCGACCGTGGCCTGGCCAACCGAGTAGACGTTGGACTTGTCGGTGGACGAATCCGCGACCAGTCCAGCATCGACGCCGGTGGCCGACTTGGTGGAAGTGCGACCGCCGGTGATGACAACGCATCGCTTGCCGGTGACCCCGCCTGCCGGCGTGACCTTGCCGGTGATGCGGTCGGCTTCTTCCTTGAAGGGGATGCAGTCGTTGGCCATTAGCCCGTCACCCCCGGCTCACCGTAGTGTTGATCCTGCGTGACCCGCCCGGCCTTGACCGTGCGCTTCTCACGCAGTTTCCTGACCTCGGGGAACCAGTCGTCCGGCAGAGATGCCCCGTTGCCGGCCGCGACTTCCTCTTGCGCCCCGGTGCTGCCCCGCTCGCGGACGGGGATGACCCCGGCCTCCAGCGAGTTGATGAACTCGATGGTCGCCTGCCGACCGCCAGGGTTGTTCAGCTGCGAGAGGTAGCTGGCCCTTGCTGATGGCGGGAACCGACCATCGCGGATCGCCGCGTCCACGATCTGCTCGTTGGACGCGATGACCCGCTCCTCCTCGTGCCGTCGAGCTAGCGCAGCATCGTGCTGCAGTCGCTCGAAAGCGGCGGCATCCACGGTGACGGCCCTTGGCCTGCTCCCGGCCTGGACATCCTCGTCGGAGTCGCCATCGTCGTCGTCGCCATCGTCGGACTCGTCACCCTCGGTGTCCTCGTCCTCAGCGGCTTCGGCAACAACAGTTTCCTCCTCGGTTGCCGTCGAGGAGGCCATGACGCTCCGCGTGGCGGCTTGGATCTGCTCGTCGGACGCATCCGCCGGCAGGCCCAAGCTCGCGCAAAGCTCCGCGCGAGTCATAGTGCCTCCTGGATTTGTGGTGTCGGGGCGCGATTCGGCCCTCGTTGCGTAGATGATGGCATCCTCACCCTCGCCCACGAGGGCCGAAGCGGCAATACCGGCCGCCATCTGAGCCGGTACATCTGTGTAGTTCAAGACGACCTGGGTCGGATCGTTGAAGGCCACATCGTCACCGTCGATGTCGAATCCGACGCGGAACAGATGGCCATCATCGTCATCCACGATCAGTTCGTCGGGATTGAGGCGCATGCCACGAATCCACCAGAACTTGGTCGCGTCACCCTGACCGTCCAGGTGTTCGTAGTACCTGGTGCGGACATCCTCGATGTTCATCGCGGCATTCACACCTCCTACTTGGACGCCTGGCGGCCCTTCCGCGTCGAGGAGCAGCGGCAGGTCATCCAGGGTCGAGCATCCCGGCCAGGTCACTCCCAGCAGAGATACGGCCGTGAGCACCATCCGGTACTTGCGGCCAGTGACGGTCTTGTGATGTTCGACTAGATCGACATTGACTCCCAGCCCTGCCTCGATGGATCTGCCTGGGTAGGCAATCGGGATCAGGTTCGCGAGCCAGTCGAACGTCACAACGTCACCGTAGATCGTTTGGCCATTGTTACCGATGGCCATGTTCTCGACTCGCCCTAGCGCGGGCTCGCCGTCATGCTCCGGAGTATTGAACCTTGGATCCTTGTGCCCGATCTTCAGCCTCGGGTCTACGATTGCTGGATCCTCGGTCGCCAGCACGGCATCCGCCAGTTCCTCCTCAGTGAAGGTTTTGGGGCCGGTAGCCAGAAGGTACTCGATGCCCGTCGATATGAGGGGAACGCTGCGAATTGCCGAGAGTGGCGTGCCCGGAATCTTCTCGATGACCATGCTCATTTGCGTCTCTTTCCGCCTGTCTTGCGCCACTTACGCGCGTTCAGAGCGAAGGTCGCCCGCTTGCGGACGGCCGGAGATTTGCTCTTCTTGAGTTGACGTAGCTTGCTCACCGGGATGTTCTTGCCCTTCTTGGCGCCAGCATGCGCCCGGAGCTTGCCCCGATTCTTCTTCTTGATCTTGATGGGTGAGCGGCTACGCCTGGCCATCTACTTCCAGCCTGTGAGCCCCATGTTGCCGCGAGACTTGGCCAGCGCCGCGTGCAGCTGGGCACCAGCTGTCATGGCTCCTGCCGACTCGGGCCTGGGCTGGTTCTGGACTTCCCACTTTGCGGTGGGGATGTTCTTGTCGCCGCCGTCCTGCTCGCCCCGGCGATGGGCGTCGATCTTACCGGCCATGATTCCTCCTTGGTCGGACAGAGTCTACTACGAACGGCGGACGATGGCTACCGACCGGGAGGGAGCAACTCCCGACCGTGCGCTTCGCCGGTAGCCACGCCCGCACAGCTAGCCCTGACTCCCGGTGCCCTGCTTCGTGGTACCAGCGGGCTTCGGCTGGTGCTGTCCAGGCTCATTGCCGGAGGCCGATCCTGCCCCACTAGTCCCAAACCCCGACGGAGAAGGGGGCGGCTTCAATGGAACAGGATCGGGCGCTCCGTCCATCTTCGGAGGCAGGCCCGTCTCCTTGCGAAGAGCGACCTCCAAATCGCGGTCGAGAACGATGGCGCCAGCATTGATCAGTCCAGTGATCTCTGTCAGGGCCAAGTCGATGTCCTGGTCGTAGCCGAGCAGCGGCACTAGCTCCTCGCCGGCACCCCAGTTCCAATCGACGTAATCCTCGATCACATGCATGTTGAACACGTCGGTGAACCAATCGGCCACCGCCGCTTGTCCTTGAGCAAAGAACTCGTGAAAGGTTCGCCCGAGCGCTCGACTGCCGGAGGTGGTCATCCCCAGCTGGAGCATCATCAGGAGCCACTGACGCGCCATCGCCTCGTCGTGGTAGCGCATCGACTCGACTACGTTGGTGTTCCCCGCTCTCGCAATCTGCATCTGCGCGCCGTACGGAATCGCGCCACCGGCCTGCTCACCGATCTTGAAGTCGCGAGCCATCATGTGTAGCTCGTCTAGCTCGGCAGGTGTAGCGCCAGGTTGACCGACCACGTACGGTACGCCACCGGCACGTCCGTGATTGATGACATCGATCCGGACGAGCTTGTCCTTGCAGAGCCAGTTCTTGTAGCAATCTCTCATAGCGCTGCGTCCGATCCACGATCCATCCTCCTGCTCCCAGATGTAAGCGACGAGGTTGTCTACGGGGATCACCGGGTTCATCATCATGTAAGCGTTGCCTGAGTTGATGTTCTGTTGGACGTAGACGAGCCCACCGTCGTCCGAGACTCCGATATTTGCGATGTACTTCTGTGGCCGCTCGGCTAGCTTCTTCAGGTGCCATTTGCCGTCGTCACCGATGAAGCCGACCTGCTCGAAGTAAGCGTGTCCAAAGATCAGGCCGCGCATCGCCAGGCGCAGATGGTTCTTGAAATCGAAGCGGCCCTTGGAGCGGCGACGAGGCTTGACCTTCTTCTCGCCTTGGATCGGAAGGTTGAGGTCTTGCGAGCATGCCTGCACCATCGCGTCCGGCGCTCCGTTCGGGATGATGTACCAATCGAAGCGCCGGATCGGGAGAGTTGTGCCTTTGAAGAGTGCCGACATCTGCGCGTCTGTCCGCATCTGATCGAACACCTTGATCGACTGCGGCCACTTCAGTTCCGGCACGTATTCCTGGTCGTCCATCATGATGCCCCAGGACATCATCCCCTGCGGGCCCAGCGTGCCTTGTAGGACTACGCCGATCTCATCGACCGGCGGTTTGCTACCGTTGCTGGTAGCTGCCGGAACCTCTGTGTGGACGGTGCTCATGCTAGCCTCGCGGCCCTCGCACCGTCTTGGCCGGGTAGTTGCCACCCGGCATCTTTGGCGTCTGGCTCGTGCCGGATACGCCAGACTTGCTCACCTTGGCGCCGACGCTCGGCACGCCGGTGCCGCCCTTGGACTTACTTGCTCCCCTGCGTCCCATTGAGTTCCTTTCCGTTCTTGGGTATGGTCAAAATTGCTAGGCCAGCACCGAGGAATGAGAGCGCTTCATCAGCGAGAGTTCCGTCACCGAGACCAGCGGCGACCTGCGCCAGTATGAAGGAGGCCAGGAATGCTACCGATGCCATCGCTCTCCAAGGCATCACACGGCCGGAGGGATTTGGGTGCCCTTCACCCTCGGAGCGTCGGCAACGTTGAGACATGCTCGCCTGCTCGCCTTGTCTCCCATCGGGTGAGTGACCCCAAGATGGGTATGTGAGCGGCCGGGATCGCCGGGCCACTGCCCGACGCGGCCGATGATATTGCCCTTCTTCACCTTCTGGCCGACGTTGACATACCGTCGATCCATATGGGTGTAGAAGTACATCAGGCCATCCTTCGTCTGCAGGTAGATGTTCCACCCGTAGACCGAACCTTGATGAACACCGGTGTTTGGATCCCAGCCGGACAGCCGGTAAATCGTCCCATCCTCGACGGCCAGAACGGGTACACCGCCTGGTGCCATGTAGTCGAGAGCATAGTTGTGAGCGATGCCGCCCGTCTGGTGCAGGTATTTCTTGTTGACCGTGCTCTTGGAACCGAGCGGATGCGGGTAGCAGAGCTTGCGAGTCGTCGCCATTACGGCTTCTTCCCCGCCCAGCTGAAGAGGTACACCGCCGCGATCACGCCAATCTCGACCACGAAGATCCATCCCTGTGCGTTGGTCATGTCCCCTCCTACATCGCTTTCGTCAGGATGTCGCCTGACACGTCCGTATCGCCGCTGCGCAGGATCGGCTGAGCGACGATAGTTGAATAGATCGCGGCGTCAGCGCAGTTCGGAGACTTGAGTCCACGTTTCTTCATGTCGTCTTTGCTCTCGACCACGATTCGGCCGCTCGGATCGGTAGACCATTTCGGCTGTTGCAACTCAGAAGCGAGTTGGTCATCTTCTGGATCCAGGTCGATGAGACCTTGCTCCATCAATTTTCGCATCGTCCACCAGGCCTCGGATCGTTTGTTGTTGAACTTCATCGGCAGCAGCGCTCGCTCGGAGCCTTGGAAGGCACCCACTTCGCATCCCCGCTGTCTCAAGCGGTCGTAGACTCCCGCACCCAGCCCGATAGAGTCCACCATAGCGGGGATGCGAATTGGGTAGAAGCGCGTTATGTGGTCGTACAGACGATCTGCGCTCTTCATCGTGTCCATCTTCGCCCACGAGTCCACTCGACGTATCTGGCCGCCACGATTGTGGTAGATAACGGTCTTGTCTTCGCCCATACGCGAGACATCGATGCCGTATCGTCCATGAACGAGGCCGGGCAGGTCGGTCGCGTGTGCCTCAGCTATCATGGCCGGAGAAATGACAGACTCGTCACTTGTGTCGGGCCACTTCGCGTGGACTTTGCTGAGGAACAGGTTGGATTCCTCACCCCACTCGATGGCGCGCTCCTCGACCCACCCTTGTGAAGTGAGACTTGCTGCTACATCCTCTGGGACATACTCGCCGGTGAAGTTGGGCGTATCCCAGGCACTGATGTTCACAACGTTGTAGAGACTGCCAGGGAGGCACTTGTTGTGGAACTCGCTGGCGGGATCGTCCGGGTTGCCGATAGCGAGAACGCGGGAGTCATCGTTCGTAACGATGCTCATAACCGCGTTCCAAAGAGGTATGGGGATTCCGCACGCTTCGTCCAGGAGGGCTAGAACGTAACGAGCATGAATCCCCTGGAAGCTGTCCTCGTCATAGTCCTGCGGCTTGCGACCAATGGCTATGAGTTCCTCGGACGACTTCCCCTCTCCCATGTACCACATGCACTCCAGGGTGATGCGGCCAGGAAGTTTTGCCTTGCGATGAGCGCGGCGAATCTCGCGCCAAAGGATCGCCTGTACCTGGTGCCAAGACGGGGCTGTCGTGAGCACAAACGCTGAACCCAGCGGATGCACTTCCGGATCGAGCCACCAAGCGGCGATCCTTGACGCGATAAATGACTTGCCGGGGCCGTGGCAGGCCTCGACAGCCGTGTACTTGTTATCGCGCACGGACTCGCAAATCTCGATTTGCTTACTCCAGATGAACTCGTTGAGCCGCTCACCGATGTACACCACCGGGTCTTGCAGGTACGGGCTCGGCTGCGGATCGAAATAGCGCAAAGCCGCCTGAGCAGTTCCAGGCGGCAGAGCAGACCGCATGTTCTCGATGTCTATGACGCTGGAGATAACGCCACCGCCTCGATGTCCTCCTTTTGAATCGGGCGTCCGCCCTCCAAAAGGATGAGGTGCCGGCGCACAGCGACCTTCGCTTGCTGCTGCTGCGCGGGCGTTAGGTCGATGTCGTCCAGAACTCCATGCATGAAGGCGGCGATGGTCTCACCATACATTTCCGCGAGTTTGATGGCGCGCTCCGCCAGTCCGAGCTTCACAGCCTCGGAGGAGAACTTGAACAGGCGGTGCTGCGCTGCGGTGCGCTCGCGAACGAACACGTTCATCTGCTTCCCGATAACCGTGTTCTCTACCCAATCTTCTTCTTGGTCGATGTCGGCGATCTGATCTGAGAGCCATTTGATCTCGCCGGCAGTAATCCGAATACACCAGATCATCGCCTCGACCGGATTCATCTCGATGGGGCATCCCATGAGACGTGCTTCTGCCGCCAGAAGGTGCTTCCGCTGATTGGGGAGCATCCCACCATGCCACTTGCAGCGACCACGACCCAGGTGATTGGTGCCCCAGCCCGCCACAAGGCTGCAAGTGCCACGAGTCGTCTTGGCTTCACACTTACCGCCTTCGGCAATAGTGATCATGTCCTTCGCCAGTTGCTCCTCGCGCTTGGCCTTCTTTGCCATGAGCTTGCGATCAGTAGACGGCGTGTAGAGCTTGGTCTTGGCCATTACCAGGGTCGCTCGGGTGGTCGGGCCGTAAAGGATGGGCCTTGGATCGGTAGCTCGTCGCGTCGAGCGTCGTACTCCCTCGGGATCATCACGTCGAATGGCGGCGGGATTTGGCCCGGCCCAAGTTCGCACACTTCCCAAGTCTGCGCCGCGAACGGCTGCACCTCGGGCGGGATCGGCGTCAGGACGTAGGGGCCAGTGTACGGCATGGCAGAGAGCTTAGCGCCCTAGCCGGAGGTTTGGTGGAAAGCTAGGAGCGATGCAGGTTTCTGCGGTGGCGAACGCGCGTTCTGGTCGCTGGCGCGGGCCGCGACTGGGCGTGACGGAAGTGCTCGGCCAATCTGAAGGCAACATGGCGCCAGGCATCGCACTCATGGGCTTTGCCGGAGCGATAGACGCCCCAGAGCTTCAATCGGTCGTTCTTTGCAAAGCCCATTACATTGCCGGCAAGTTGCCAGTGAACAAAGACCGGGCCAGCTGGGCCCCAGGCGTTGCGCTCGAACTCGTGCAATCCTCCGATCCGCATGCCGTACAGGCCCCAGCCGATCTTGACCGGGGACAGCGGATCGTCTGCCTTGATACCCGGTGTGGATATGTAATCCTCCACGCACATCAAAACCTTATTGGGAGCTACGCCGATGCCGACCATCTCACGGTAGAAGCGGCGCCAGCGGTTATTCAGTTCGATGATCTGCTCCCTGATACGGCCCTCGACCGTATGGGACTGTTTGTACATAGCAGACTTGAATGCCTGTTCCACTGTCGGCTCGTCGGTGTGGAACAGAGCTTGTGCGACTCCGGTCTTACCGCCGGGGTCGATGCCCATGATTGCCAGGACGTTCTCCATCGTGATAGACCTCCATCAGGTGCTCCAGCACCGGGATCGGTGCTCCTGGGTTGTTCATGTACCAGTCTGCGACGCGCTCGACTACCATGTCCAGCGCCAGCAGCCTTCCCACCCATCCGAACTGCGTACCTGTCTTGTGTTCATTTCGATTGTTGTAGTGAGAGATTGCCGAATGCTGCCGGCAGATAGCGCACCAATCGGGCGCATGCAAGTCTTCGGTGTCTTCACCGGCAACGGAGGCTCGATACTTATGGGTCGTGTTCATTCGTTGCCGGTGGGGTGGGAGCCGGAACCCATCTTCACGACTCCCACCCCGGAGGGTACCACTTGCCCGTTGAGCCGAGCGGGTCGAAGTATACCCGATCACTGGGCCGCGTCTAGCCCTCTGCAGGAAAGCGCTTGGTCGGCTCTTCATGCGAATAGGGCTCCAAATCGGCCAGTACTGTGTCCTGCTCGCGGTTGAGGCTCGCACGCCGGTACATACGTGCCATGAAGATCCAGCGCGTCACGTACATGAATGGCACGATCCAAAAGATGCCCAGGATCAGGATGACAACTTGCCAGCTCAAATGTACAGCACCCCCTTGTACTTGCGTAGAAGCTGCATGTCGGACGGCGGTGCCTTCTCCAGCGTGTAGTAGCTGATCCCGGCCGTCATGCCGTAAAGCTGGCTCTGTTTGATGTCCTCCAATTCTTGCTGGAGGTTACTGTTCTCCATCCCGGTGGCCTCGGTCGTCGGGTGGATGTAGCTGAGCGGCAGGCCTCTGCCGTTCGGTGCTGTTGCGTCGCGGATGTTCTCGTTCTTGGAGGCATTCTCCTTTAGCCACTTCATGCGCGCCTGCGGAGTGGTGTTGCCGTCTCGGTTGTAGTAGCCGCTGTACCACTGCGGCGCGTGGCGCCAGCCGAGGTCGTACATACTCCTTTGGGGCGTCAGCGTCTTGCCGTTGTAGATGTAGGCGTCATTCGGGCCGAGAGAGGAGAGCATCAGGTCTGTCGTTGGCAGCTGGGCGCGGAGCTTTTGCATCAACTCCGGCAGCACCATGCAGCCTGGCGCTGGGTACTGGTACGCGAGTTCCGCATCCACGATAGCTAGTGGAAGATGGTAGTTCTTGACGATCTTGGCGATGTTGGTCACGTCCGTGCCGACTGGCTTGTCGTTCGTGACGTTGAACCAACCGGCGACTTCGAGCCCGATGGTTTGGGCTCGATTCTGTAGCCTGGTCAGGTTCTTGACATTCCAGGGGCCTGCCGCGTCGTCGCCGTAGATCACAGGACAGATCCAGCTGCCGCCAATGGCCCGGAAGCTGTTCAGCTGGGCATCGGTCAGGTTTTCGGCCGTGTACACGAACGCGCCCAGCGCTCGGAAGCGGTTGTATGGCATTACTTGCGTCTCCTTCTAGTTGTTTTGCGCTTCTTTACGCGCGCCGGCAGCTTGCCCTTGTTATTGAAGTGGTGTCTGCGGGCCCACTTGGCGCCCTTGACGCCGTAGGCCCAGCGGCGCTGCGCTTGGCTTCTTGCTGGCATAGCACACCTCCTTTCGAGCGCGAGTCTAGCGCGTCAGTCGGACGGCTGCGCTTGCTGCTCCTGCATCAGCTGCCGAACTGCACGCTGGGCTGGCGTCGGGTGGAACTTGCTCAGCCGCCGTAGCTCCCATCCGAAGAAGATGTACCTGGCGACCATGGCTTCATACTCAGCACACATAGTCTCGCGCTCCTCTTCATCGCGCCAGGGCGCAATCTTGCTATCTGGGGCTGGGCCGCTGCCATCCATGGGCAGACCTAGCTTGGCGGCTGCTGCGTCGAGGCGCTTGTTGCCGTCATTTACCACGTTCTGGACGATGTTCTTGGTGCTGCGCTCCTTAGCATTCATTGTTTTGTCCTTGTCTCGCGCGTAGGGAGAGGCTGGCGCACGGGCGGTGGTGGCGCCGGGTGGGCCGAAGTGCACGGTGCTTCGGCTCTACGCGAGTATACCGTATTCAATTATGCTTCGCGCGTAGGTAGAGCGATACAAACGTGCGTTTTCATGCTTAGAGAGGTGGATGGGGAGGCGGGCGTTTCCCTCCGTACGCGCGCGCGAGGGAATTGGGGATTTTTGGGCCGAATTGGGCCGAATTGTGGCGAACGAATGGAAAATTGTGTGAAATTTTCTGAAAATTGAGTTTTTCCTGGAAATCTGGTGTTTTTTTTGTAGGAATTGGGTGTGCTTAGGCATGAAATTGTGCATACCATTGAGATGACCACTAGTTCATCCGGAGTCCCGCGAGAGTTTCTTTTTCGAGGTCGCGGATGGGCTCGCGCGGTCGCGATTCGGCTCTCCGCCTGCGTTCGCGGTGTGGTCTCACCCACGTGCGTTCTCTCCTCAGGCGACGCACCGCCCCCACCCCACCGATCTCGACTCCACCCTTCGCACCCACGCCCCACGGCCGCGCGCTACAATTGACTTACGCGGCCGGGGATGAGCCCCGAGCCGGAGAATGGGCCCGCGCGACGCGCGCGTGCCCGGAAGGAGGCCAAAATGGCCAAGAAGAAAGTCATCCGACTGCCCATCTCGTTCTACCAGGACGAGTTGGAGTCGGGCTCACCGAAGGCGCTCCGCGTACCCGCGGGCGAGAACCCAACTGCCTCGCGCGTCCGGAAGCACCGCGCCAAGGGCGTCCGGTACGAGCGGATCGCGGTCGCCTACGGCATCTCGGTCGGGCGCGTCAAGAAGCTCGAACTCGAAAAGGGCGACGTCATCTACACCGGCAAGGGGACTACCGCGCTCGGGACGGGCGCGCTCCTCGCCCGGAGCTAGGGCAATAGGGTAGGGCGGCGAAAGCCGCCCCTCCCTATTACCCCAACTCCCGTCAACAACAGCGATCCGCTAGAATAAGGAAGGTAGAAAGGAGGTGAGGCAAAATGGAAAAACAGGACATGGTACGTCCGGAGGGTACAACTAAGAGCCCAAAAAAGCGGCCGGTGAACGTCAAAAGGCTGCGGGACGGAGGCCAATCTCGACCGGCATCCCTGGAGCAATCCTCCGCGACCTACGTCATCTACGAAAAGGGCGTGTGCAACTACCGCGACAAGGACACCAAGGAGCTTTGCCGCGCGGAAGCCGCCGTTTGGGTACAGCAGGGCAAAAGACGCTGCTACGGCCATCTAGCCGGTTGACCCCCGAAAGAGGGTCAGCCGGGTAGTTGGAGAGAAAACCAAAGAGCTACCAATCGGATCCAGTCGTTAGGCAACGTCCTTTGGCGTACCGACCGGCGGCTGGGCAATCGCGAGGCCAACGGGAAGATTGGGAAACCTGACCCACGCGTCAACACGAGCGTAGGTTGACGGGAAGAAATCTCCAAACGAAGTCAACCTGGCGTAGTACCAATCTGAACTAGGCGGTACAACCGAGAGACGTCAACACATGCTCGTTGTGCGCGCGTATGACGCCTACGGCCCATACGTCAATAAGAGCCCGAGCATAATGGCCCTCCGGTCAAGGCCAACCGTCTTGAGCCCATGAGAGCAACCGTAGGTTGCCAGGAATACAACGACAATGGGTGACACGAGACAACGTACCCTCTCCTTTCGGGGGTCGGGCAATCAAAAGTTGCCCGGCCGGGTGTGCGCAGCAAAGCGCATAGCCGGTCGGAAGACAACACCCAGAAGGAGGGTACATGAAAGTTCTGTTTGCGATCATATTGGCAGCACTCGCCATAGCTATCGGCGTCAACGTAGCCCAAGCGACAACGCCGACGCAAGCGACAACACCAACCCCAACGGTTCGGTATGTAACCGGGAAGTTCAACATCCCGGCATTCGAGCAACACTGTGAGGACATCCTCAACCGAGCAACGAACCAAGGCGATCTGAGCATGTATGAATATGACCGCCAGTCTTGTCAGGCAGTTGCCGGCAGTTTGCCGAATTACTGGAGCCGATGATAGCCGTTGCCCGGATAACCGAGTCCGGGCTTCGGGTAGCATTCGCTGCCAACACCAAAAAGGAGGGTACATGGAAAACCTTGCCAAGGTGGTCTTGGACGACGAGACCATTTTCAAGCTGGCGGAGCGCATCTGCCAAGCGGGCTGGGGGCCGATGGAGCAGTCCTACGCCAATCGCGCCAATCGAGACGCGGTTGCTCGGATTGCAAAGTCCATGGGCGCTACCATCAGGCGCTGGTCGATTCCCAATCAGCTGCTCGATCCTCGGTACGTCATCGAGGGCTCGCATCTGCCGAACAAGGGTCTGGCGAACGACAAACAGATGTTCAGCGCCATTTACCATCTGGGGCGAACGCTGTGAGCAAGCCGACTCAAGAGCCGAAGATCGACGGCAGGCCGATCTGCGAGATCATCCAGACCGGCAAAAACGGCTACGAGTTCATCGACAAGGCGTCCGTCGCCTACATGGATCGGTGCAAGCCGTGGACAGCATACATCGGCTACGACCCGTATGACCCAGGCGACCCTGAGAATGGGCCGCGCATCGAGTTCCGTAGCATCGAGGAAATCGATGTCTGGGCGCAAGATGAAGCCGAGGCTCGCATCATCACCGAGCTTGCCATGATGTGGCACTACGAGCCGGGCGGCACGATCATCGTCATACAACCGCCCGAATGGCAGATCTTCATTCTGTCAATGCAATGAGTAGCGGTTCGCCCATCAACCGAGATGGGCGTTCCGGTGCTCATGAGAGCACCATGAAAGGAGGGTACATGGAAGAGCAGGAAGCCAAGGAGCTTGCTACACGGATCATGTCTGATCTTCCGACGTTTGTCCCCAAGACAGATGCCGAAGCTCAAATGATGATCTTGCTGACAAGCCCCGGTTACGTCAGCCATGGATTGGCGTTGACGCCTGTATCTGCCTGCAGTCGAGGCAGCGGCATGATCGCCATCGTGGATGACGCCGAAGGCAACCGCTTTCGGATCCAGGTTGACAAGGTGGTGAAGACATGAGCTACGTGCTCGACATCGTCGGCACCGTCATCTCCATCGGATTTTTCCTCTCATTCAAGGAGAAGCATTGGCACAGAGTGAAGAAAGAGATCAAAAAGACCAACCGACGGCAGTGAACAAGCCCAAGGGCTACATCAGGCTGCCTTGCTCGATCTGTGGAGCAAGACCGGGTGAACCATGTAGGCCCGGTTGCTTCGTGAACATACAGAGGTGAGCAGCGGGTCATCTCGTAAGGATCCATGCCAGTTCGAGTCTGGCAGCGAGATGGCCCGGTGATCATCTGGTCACCAAAACCGTAAGGAGGGTACATGTTCTACATCACTATCGTCTTCAATCAAGGGCCGACCATCGTCCCACCGGACACGGAGAAGGTGATGATCAAGCGTGTCGAGCATACCGATGCGCAGGTCGCCAAGCTCCAGAAGGCGGCACTGGAACTCGGAGCAACGAGCTTCATCGTCGAGCGCGAGGAGCGCAAAAGTGAGTGACGACATCTACTGGGACTGGCGCGAGACGCCATTCAAAGTAGGCGACACCATCAAGGTCGGTGACGATCCCGAGCAAGTAGGAATCGCCGAGAGCATCACCGACTGCGATGGTGACGTCGATGACGACACCGGCCAAGGCTACATGATTCCGCCGAACTTGACCGTCAGGTTCAAGGACGGCGAGACGGATCATTTTGCCTCGCATAACAACACTCCGGCTCCGGAATGGTACGACCCTGAGCCTCAGTTCATCTGGCAGTTCGATGACGTCGAGGTGGTGAAGGATGAAGACACCGCGCCCTGGCGATCAGCTACGGGTGATCGACCCTGAGGCCATGGGCACAGATCCAATCGTCGAGGTGGTCGCAGTTTTCAAGTCGCTGGATGAAGACTGGGGCGACGATGGGCCCACGGCATGGGAACTCAGAGACGAACTGGAACGTCTGGGCAAGACCTCAGACTGGTTCGCCATCGTACATGACGTAGGCGACGATCTGATCACAACTTGCCTCATGAGCTTCGAGGCGGAATTGGTCGAGTGACCAGTGGCTTGCGCTCCCTCTCGGTTGGGAGCGTAGGTCAGTGGCCATGAGGTCACTAGAAAGGAGGGTACAAATAGATGCAGGTCATCATGTTGTTCAGGCCGGAAATCAATCCTGAATCGTCACATGCCACGGATCCATTCGCCGGCATCGAAATAGTCAAGGTGCTCGATGACAGCGTCGATGCAATGGAGTTCATCGATGCGTTTGAAGCATCATCGGTGTTCGACCAAGCGAAGAAATGGATCTGGCACATCGAGCCCGTCAAAGGCACGTATCTGCCGCCAGACTTCAGTGAAGACCTCGCTCATCCGTACAAAGGTCGGCCAAGTCCGTAATTGGCCAGCGTGTCCCGCGCCATACTCTCCCCGCGCGGGGCACGGTGTTCATCCGGACACCACGAAAGGAGGGTACATGAGTAAGTTTGATCGGGATGACATCCTGAGGAAAGTCCAGGCTTTGATCGCCCGTGCTGAGTCAACCGAGTTCGAGCATGAACGTGAGCAATGTCTCCGTCGCGCCGACGACATGATGGCGAAGTACGCCATCGAGGAATGGGAGGCGAGGCAACGCGGCGACACGAGCGCTCTGAAGCCCGAGATGCACGAAATGGACTTCGGCTGGTACTTCCGTTCACCGATCCATGAGCAGCTGTGGTCGTTGTTCGCTTCGATCATGTCTCACTGCTCCTGCGTGATCGCGACCAGCAAGCTCGCGTCGGGTCAAGGTGAAGGCGATAGCCGGTACAAGATGCCGGTGTTCGGCCTGAGCAGCGACCTCAACTACGCGAACATGCTGTTCACGAGTCTCTACCTGCAGATGGTGGACAAGACCCAGCCGAAGTTCAACCCCGACCTCACGCTAGCGCAGAACATCACGCGCGGCAAGGAGGCCGGAATGTCTTGGGTTCAGATCGCGAACTGGTCTGGACAGCTGGATGCCATCACCGGCCCGTCCACCGTCAAGGGAAGCTGGGTGAAGATGTACCGGCGCGAGTGTGAGCGTCAGGGCATCGAACCAGTGAAGCAGACCAACCCCGAGACGCACCAACGGAACTTCGCCTGGGGATACACCTACAAGATCCAAGAGCGGCTGCGCGCTATGCGCGGCGAGCAGGAGGCAGCAACTGGAAGCCTTCTGCCGGCGCTCAGGGACGCGCGTGACATCGCCCGCGAAGCGATGTACGACATGTTCGGCGATCTTCGTCCGCACGAACAAGGCTGTCAATGCCGAGCTTGCAAGGACAAGCGCAAGCCGGTACGCGGTCGCGCGGACACCCGAGCGGTCAACTGGGCGTCGATGGCCAAGGGTGGTCAGGCTGGCGCCGAAGCTCGCATCGAGACTCGCGGCTCCACGATGCCCGGTAGCAGAAAGGGGATCGAGAAGTGACCAAGAAAGACGGTGATAAGCTGCGCGCGATGTCGATGACTCTGAAGCTGATGTCAAACGACTACGGCTTCAAGTCTGAAGAAGGCATCTCGATGAATGAGATCGCCGTCGCCATCGACGAGCTACTCGCTGGCAAGACCGTTCAGATCATCGTCAAGTGAGTAGAAGCCGGGACAATGACCGTCTCGGCTTGTGCTCATTCGAGTACAATTGAAAGGAGGGTACATGGAAATCATGCTAGACCAGCCGGATCAAATCCGCGCTTGGTTCATGCTCTCGCAGCTGGGAGCGCTCAGGTTGGAGTGCATCGGTATGAAGCACTCCAGCGGTCGTAGCATCGCCAAGTTCGTCCGTGAGCACTATGGCCTGCAGTGTGGCCGCAAGAAAACGGATGTGTTGGCGGCGTATCAAATCTACCTGCTACTCCGAGGCGTTCTCAACCCCGAGGGCTTGCAGAATACCGATCTGATCGACCTATATGTCGGACACGCTTCCGATACCAAGGTCGCGTCCATCCTACTCGCTGAGTACAAGCGACGCGGATGGCTCAACGGCAGGATGCAGACGACCGCCAAGTACCGCAAGGTACTGATGGAAGTGAACCGACGTGATCGAGACTGATCTCTGGGGCCTGGAATTGGAAGAGTCCGACAACGGACAGATTCCGGTTCGAGTCCAGTGGGTGACCGCCAAGCTCACGGTCGAGGAGTTCCAACCGTACGAACCTAGCATGTATTGCTGGGACGCAGGCTGGACATGCTTCGATGGCGCTGGACAGGAGTTCTACGTGAGCCAAGGAACGGGCACCGTCTGGAAGATGCCCGAGAACAAGGAAGTCGGCACCGTCTGGCAGCCGACGCCGATCCGCCGGATCGAGTACATGCCGGCGATGGACGACAGTGACGTGATGTAGCGGTTGGCTCGCGCAAGCGAGCCTTCCGGTGCAATCCCGCACTACGAAAGGAGGGTACAATGGCGAAGCAGAAGAGCCGGACTGCGCGTTGGAATGACGCGATCCAAGAGGCTCGGAGTGCGTACGAAGGCGTCAAGGAGCATCAGGACGACCTCGCGAGCGCGTTCCAGAACCTAGCCGAAGTCCAGCAAGAGTACATCGACTGGCGCGACAATCTGCCCGAGAATCTTCAGGGCAGTGCGTTGGGTGAGAAGCTCAACGCTGTGGCGGACATCGACATCGAATCGATGGCTAACGATCCCATGAGTAATTGGGAAGGGGTCGAATCGGTACTCGATGAAGCCGAAGGTGCTGAACTGCCCCAAGGCTTCGGCCGTGACTAGATCGCGCAAACCAACGCATACAACGCTCAGCAGCGGCGATCTGCTCACCGTCGCGAGTCAGAATATCATCCGTCGCGCGTTCAAGAAAGGTGAGCGCAAGGTGGTGATCAAGGAACGCGAGTTCACCATCGAGCACAAGCGCGGCAACGAGTTCTTGCTCGTCAAGCCCGTACTCGGCAGATTACCGATGGCTTCGATCCAGGTTGAGGTTGGGCCTACGAAGAAACTCCAGAAGTGGTCTAGCACTCCGGTTGAAGAGTCCAAGAAGCGACCGAGTACGTTCAAGCGCAGCAGCAAGAAGAAGTAATGCTGCCGTTCCTACCCCACTGCGGTCGGGGTAGGTGCGGGAGCATATGCTCCTGACCAGGAAGGAGGGTACAGTATGACGGAAGTCGTGCACAAAGACAAGCCCGCCACGACGCCGCAGATCATCTGGATCAAAGACCTGATGGCTCAGCGTGTCATCTCGGAAGAGCAGCAGCAGTGGCTCGATGAGAAGCTCGGTGACACCGAGGAGAACACGCAGATCAATCGGGAGCAAGCCTCGCGCGTCATCGACGCCATGAAGCTGCTACCGAAGCGTCAGGTGATCCGGGCTGATCAGTGGCCCATGGTGCCGGCGGGACGCTACGCAGTCGAGAACGAGCAAGGTGTGCTCCAGTTCTACCACGTGGATCGCCCGAGTTCGGGCAAATGGTCAGGCTGGACATTCCTCAGCGTTCGCGCGAGCGATGAGCTTCATCCGATTCGCAACAAGGAGTCGAAGAAGTTCATCCTCGACAAGATCGCCGAGAATCCAAAGGAAGCCAGCATGCGCTTCGGGCGCGAGCTTGGCAAGTGCGGCATCTGTGGCCGCACTCTGACCGATGCTGATTCTCGCGCTCGTGGCATCGGCCCGATCTGCGCACAAGGTGCCGGGTGGTAGATGGCAAAGCTCGACTTACAAGTAACGAGGTCTGGCAACGTCATCACCGTCAAGACGGCGACCAACAAGGAGATTTTCTCTGCCGAGTTCAAGAATCGCGGCGAGATCATCGACTACACAATGTGGCTAGCTCGTACCGGCGGGATCAACGCCGACCGGAGCACGATCATTCAGCTACTGAAGGCGAACAAGGTCATCACTTGACCTCGCGAGTCCGTCTCGTCACGGAGACGGGCTCGGAAGGTCAACAACGAAGAAAGGAGGGTACACTTTGGCGCATGTCGATCCAGATCAGTTCGCGCAGGTTGGTGTACTGATCGACACTTGGGGCCACGCATGTATGGCCAAAAATCGTCCGAGTGAAGACGACTGTGACGAGCACATCCGAACTGTGGGAATTGTCCTAGAAGTAGAAGATGAGGATGAACCACTGGTGTTCGCATTCTGTCTCCAGCATATGACCGACTTTCTGGAGCGTGTCGTTTATGGTCGAAGGATCGCAGAGCCAAGTGAAGATGATGGTGACGAAGAATGACAGCATCCCCGTGCGCCTGCCGGGTAGACCACCGCAGGATGTTTTCGTCAACTTCCGCATCGTTGAAAGCTCGAACGTCCGACGAGTCGGCTGGGATGTTTTCGGCAACATGTACGTCACGTACCTGACCGGAAACACCTACGTCTACTTTGGAGTGAGTAGACAGCGAGCGGTCGCCGCAGCGTATGCTCCGAGCGTCGGGCAGTTCATCAACCGGCGCATAAAGGGGCGATTTCCAGCGCTAAAGCTCGTGGCGTAGCAATGCAGGTCTCACCTGTAAACGCGGGTGAGGCCTGGATGAGCTACCCCTAGCCATCCGGCAGCTGATGAGGTATACTCTACCTCGGCTGTCGTTACAAATCCACGGAAGGAGGGTATCATGGCCAAGCTCGACGAGAGCTTGATCCAGAAGGCGGCGAAGATTGTCGCCAAGTTCGACGGCGACGACAAAGACGCCGACGTGTACAAGGCCATCGAGTCCGGTATGAAGGTGGGTCGCAACACTGCGATCCAGCTGATGTACTACGCGGAGCCGGTGGCCGATCCGTCCCTGAAGTTCAAGGCGACGGGTGCCAACGTCAAGAAGGCTCGCGACCAGCAGAACCTGCGCTGGGAGCGGATCGCGGCTCGTGCCGACATCTCGATCAACTCGGCCCGGCAGATGTATGAGGAGGCCGGTGGCGACCTGGACGAGAGCTACATCGGACGCGGCAAGCGTCCGCCGAATGCACCGGCAGAGCCCAAGAAGTCGTCCGCCAAGAAGCCCGCTGCGAAGAAGACACCGGCCAAGAAGACACCGGCCAAGAATCGCACGCGAGCCCAACTGGTGTCGCGCCGCCCTTAGCCTTTGTCGGTACAGTAGCGCATCCTGGTACAGATGAGGAGATTCGTCAGCTGATCGAAGGCAAGACACTGGTGGTACTAACCTCGATACTCAGCAACGATGGCCAACTGTCCATCGATTCGGTGGACGAGTACAAGTGCGAGAAGTTCCACCAGTTCTTGCCGGCTGGCGAAACGAAGCACGGGACGCGCAAAGACCCGCTGATTCAATTCTGGAGCGAGCGGTTTATTGACCCTCGCGGCGGATATAGTCGGTTTGGGTTCATGCGTACCGTATCGACAATGAGCGTTCTAGCCATCAAGGGTGTCTCTCAGAAGCAAATTGATGCGATTCGGAGCAAGAAGCCGGTCATCAAGGCGCGGACGAGAGCCCAGCGACTTGCCCTGAGGGGCAAGTGAGCGAGCGGTGTGGCGCGGTAGGCTCCTCCTATCGCGCCCCGCTGCTCCGAGAGTCATCGCGTCTGTTGTACCCTCCGCGCGGTGGCTCTCGGAGGAGCGGGACACCGTTCCAACTGGCTAGGGGCCAGTACACAAAGCCCTAGCTGTATACGAAAAGGAGGGTACATGTCTCAGATTATGGCAGAGAAGGTCGGCGAAGCGATACGGTTGACTTTCTCGTTCGATGCCGGTACAGTGAGGGACATCAAGACAGTTCCTGGGCGTCGATTCCTGCCGCCAGAACGAGGCGGGCCAGCATGGCTCGTACCACTCGACCTGGCGACGGCTCGACGGCTCCGGCAACTGTTCGGTGATCAACTCCTGCTCGGTCGTGACCTAGTCACCTGGGGTCGCGATGCCGTTAGCCAGGAGCAATCGCTAGCGAGCATGGTTCTTTCGGACGATGCTGTGCTAGTGAACATGCCCGGTCTGCTGCCGGGGCTCGATGCGTTCATCCGTGGTGAGACTACAGGATGGCCAGATCGGCCCTATCAGCGAGCGGACATCAAGTTCATGGCAGCGACTTCCGCGATCAACGGCAATCAGCCGCGTCTGGGGAAAACGCTAGAGGTCATTGGTGCCGTCTACGAGGCGGGGATTCATGAAGGCCCGCATCTCGTAATCGCTCCGCAGACCAGCCTGGAAACAGTCTGGCGCTACGAGCTAGAGCGATGGCAGCGCATGCCCGTGTTCACTTACTCGGGCGAAACGCCTCAAAACGTCCGAGCCGATATGCCCGATTCGATTGCCGAAGCTATGGCGGTCATGCGGGGATACTGGCTCGTGACGACGCCTCATATGGTGCGACAGAACACGGACGTGTTCACGTTGGAAGCCTGGAATAGCGTTACGGTGGATGAGTTCCACCGGACTGGTTTGTCCAATACGAAGTCTCAGTTCTTCGCAGCAGTGAAGCAGCTAGAGGCGAAACGCAAGTGGTTCCTGAGCGGCACTCCGATTGGCGGTAAGCCGATCAAGCTGTTCGCTCCACTACAGCTGATGTACCCGAAGTCGTTTACCTCAAAGTGGCGATGGGCTGAGCAGTGGCTCCGCGTCGAGACGAAGCAGATTCGGGTCAAAGGCGGACGGCAACAGACTATCCGCGAGATTCATGGCCTGAAACCGGGTAGTGAGGCAGAGTTCTACACGGCCCATGCACCGTACATGGTGCGTCGGCTCCGTGAAGAAGTCTTGCCGCAGCTGCCCAAGAAGCTACCTATCGACGTGTGGTGTCCAATGACACCGACGCAGGCTGCACAGTACCGCAAGTTCGAGGAAGCTGCCGAACTCGTCATCGGCCACGTCGAGGCGGACAAGGGGCAGCGTCACCTCCTGTCCAACTGCATCCTGACCGAGTATCTGCGGTTGAAGCAATTCGCCAATGCGTACTCGCTGGTCATCGAGAAAGAAGTGACCTGCAAATGGTGCAAGGACAAGGAACGCGACGACATCAACGAGTGCTGGTACTGCTCTGGTACCGGGAAACAGATGGTGCTCAACCTGAGTCCGACCGAAGACAGCGGCAAGTTGCCGTTCCTTCTCGACCGTCTAAAGGAAGCCGGGATTGATCCCGACGATCCTGACGGTGATAGCCAAGCTGTGATCGCGTCCCAGTTCAAGGGAACGGTGGACATGATCGCGGACTGGCTACCTAAACAAGGCATCGACTGTCTAAAGCTCACCGGCGACACGAACAAGCGTGGCGAGCGGGCTGAGATCCAGCGCACGTTCCAATCTGGTGACGGCCCGAGAGTGATCGTCATGACTACGACTGCCGGCGGTGTGGCAATCGACCTCGGTCGTGCGGATACCTGCCACGTGATGGATGAGACGTGGAACCCGGACGATCAAGAGCAGTTGACCGATCGAATCCTCGGAGCTTACAAGCTCCATCAGGTCAGCTGCTTCTACTACAGGTCGCTGAACACAGTCGAGGAGTACATTGCGGGTGTAACTGCCCTCAAGAGCAACCTGAACGACATCGTTCTCGATGTTCACCGGCAAATCGCCCACAGAAACAAGCCTCGCGCCCGCGCGTAGTACGGACGGAAGCGCTCGCGGGCCCAGCAGTTCGGTCTAGGCGAAAAACTGGATCGGAGCACGATGGCTATCCGATACACTGCCTCGCCGCCGCTGAATGATGGGCCCGCCCGCGCGTCCGTCCGTATATACGCGAGGGTTGCTCGACCTCTGAATTTTGGGTACGAATGGAGGGCACCATTGCCCACACATAGTAAATCGATGGAATATCAGGCAATTCATAAGTGGGTGAACAGGAACAAAGTAAAAACCGGCATCTGTTCAAGGCCAGGTTGTAACACTGGTTATCTTGGTTCACCCTTTCACACTGAATGGGCGAATGTTTCGGGTGAGTACAGAAGGGATCTAAATGACTACATAGAATTGTGTAAGAAATGCCATTGGCATTTCGATAATCCGGATCGAAATGTATGGGAGAAAGCGCACCCCTGGTTTTTCCAGGGAAAAAGAAAAGACTAGACGCCGGGGTTGTTATCTAGTAGGCTTTCCGTAGCGATTCCGCCGAATCGCCGCCGGTACCAACAAATAGGAGGACGAATTGAGCCGAGCCGAGCCGCAGCGTCCAAATCTACTCAGAACGTCGGAGCGCTCGACGTTCATGAGGTGCCAGTTCAAATGGCACGTGGAGTTCGCGGAGCTACGGAAACCTGTCACCGATGTACCACCCCTGCGCTTCGGATCATTGATACATGCCGCGCTCGCCCGCTACTACCGTCGAGGCTTGACGCGCGGCCCGCACCCTGCCGAGACGTTCGCTGAGTTGTACCGGCGCGACGTCATCGAGGCGTCCGAGTTCGGCATCCGCGTCGAGGAGGATGAAGGATGGGTCAACGCGGGCGATCTAGGGGTGGCGATGCTGGAACACTACATCGACCATTACGGAGACGACGGGCAATGGGAAGTAGTCGTCACTGAGATGCCGTTCCAGATTCCCGTCAAACATGCGAGGCCGTTCACTTACGTCGGCGTGCTCGATGGAGTCTGGCGTCACACCGACACCGGCAAGCTCTGGATTCCCGACCACAAGACTGCCGCCGCGATCCAGACGCGCTACCTGCTACTTGATACGCAGGCGAGCGCGTACTACACATTCGGTGTCGAGTTTCTTCATCGCCAAGGAATGCTCTCGCGTAAGGATGAGATCGACGGCGTGCTCTTCAACATCATGCGGAAGGCGAAGCCGGACGAGCGCCCGGTGAACGCAGCCGGCCAATACCTGAACAAGGATGGCTCGGTTAGTCAGAAGCAACCTGCGCCCTACTTCGACCGCCATCCTGTACGTCGCGGAACGAACGAGCGGAATCAACAGTACAATCGAGTCCAAATCGAGCACTCTACTATCGAGGCCGTCCGCGAGGGCGGTCTTGAAGTTGTAGTCAAGAACGCAGGCCCGTTCACCTGCGCCGGTTGCTGGGCCATCGACATCTGCGAGCTACACGAGATTGGGGCCGACTGGCGCGAGTTCATGGAATCTACCACAAAGAACTGGAACCCCTATGCAGAGCACGAAATCTACGAAGGCCGCTAGACCAACCTGCGAATGTGGATGCGGTCGTCCGGTTGGCATCAACCGCAGTAGACCGGGACACTACAACCGCTTCCTCAATGGCCACAATAAGTCGTCACCACCAGGCCAGTACCTAGACAAGAGTCATCCAGCGTGGCTCCGGACACATCGCAGTTGGGATAACATGCTGACACGCTGTACCAATCCGAACGCTCGCGGATATGCCCAATACGGCGCTCGCGGAATCCGCGTCTGTGACCGATGGCGTACCTATGCCAACTTTCTCGCTGACATGGGGTATCGACCGGAGAATACGCATCTTCATCGGATTGACCATGACGGCGACTACGAGCCTAGCAACTGCCGCTGGGCGCCACCGGGAGCAAAGGGATGAAGATCAGCCGGGAATGGGCCAACATCCCGCCGGTCGAAGACACCAGCACGCTACTTGGGCTCTGGCGCGATTTCGAGGAGCGCCGCGACAATCCTGACTCGATGGTCGCAAAGTACAAAGATGACATCCCGCGCTACTGCTATGAGGCTACATCATTTGACCAGGCGATCAGCCGCGCTGTTCTAGCTCGCCGCCCGAACGGCAAGATGCACAATCACCAATCGAAACAGGCCAAGATTCTGCCCGTCTGGTGGCATCAGCTGCGGACGAAAGAGCGCCAGACGATCATGCTCCATGTCGAGACGTTCGACCAGTTGTATGAATACCTCTGGTCATGGCGTATTTCCGGCATCGGATTGATGACCGTCTACGATACAGCTGTCCGATTGGGCGAAGCGCTCGGTGTCGAGCCACGTCAGCTGTACATCCACGCGGGCGTCGAGGCAGGACTGGAAGCGCTCGTCAAGCGCGGATACGTCAAGAACGAACTTATCCAGCGCAAGCGCAAGATTCCGATGCACTACCTACCGAAGCCACTCCGACACAAGCCGGCAGATATGGTCGAGGATTTTCTGTGCACCTACCGCGAAGCGATCCTAGAATTGCCCAGTAGGTGTGAAAATTGATTGTTACCTCGCCAGGAGGGGCATAGATGAGATTCTGGATCCCACTTTTGATCGCTGCGGCGATAGCCGGGTCGTTCTGGCTCGCGGTAGCCGACAGTGCGCCGCCACCGCCAATCAAGATGGAGAAGCAGATCAAGCGACTCCAAGGCAACGTGGCTTCCCTGACGGCACAGATCATCGAGCTTCAGCGCGTCGATCAGACTGCGGCAGAAGCCGAATCCAACCTGGAGGCGCGAGTGTCCGCGCTCGAAGCGAAGGCAGGCCCATGAAGGAGGTGATCAATCCCACCGTCCCAACTACAGAAAGGGGGCCAGCTATCTGGGCTCTCATCAATACGGCGCAGTTGCGCCAGATTCACCAGCAACTTGTCACTCTCACCGAGGAGGTATCCCAGTTGGTGGACGAAGCGACATTCGATCAGCAACTCAGCGATCTCAACGCGGCCATCGACGAACTGATCGCCGCCGTCAACGATCACGTTGCGTCGCATCCCGACCTGACCGACGAATCGGCAGCCGTCGTCTCCGCGACCGACAAGGTCAAGGCAGCGGCCGACGCGATCACCGGCACTGCTGCCAACGGCCAACCCGACCAGCCGCCTGCGGACACACCGCCCGCCGACGCGCCGCCGGAGGCAACGCAGCTGCCGAGCTAGGAAGCCATGGCGAAACCTGCGCAAATCCGTCCCATCAAAGAGTCGAAGCATACGTTCATCGGTTTGTACGGCGATCCCGGCTGCGGCAAGACGACGTTCGCCGGATCGTTCGGCAAGGGCACACTGATCGTTCGGCCTCCCATCGACCATACTGATTCAATCGTCGGATCGGGAGCGGACGAATGGGTCGTGCACTCTTGGGACGACATGCTGGAAGTGCAGGAGTTCGCCCGGCATGAAGGTGGCAAAGAGTACGAGTGGATCTGGCTAGACAGCGTCTCACTCTGGCAGGATGTCGGCATGGACGACATCTGGCAAGGCGTTATAGCTCAGAATCCGCATCGGCTCAAAGCCTTCTACGACCGAGGCGAGTATCGCATCAACATGGGACGTATCTCGGAATGGGTGCGATACATGATCGGCAACGATACCTTCAACTTCGGTTTCACTGCCCATCCGTTCTGGGCGACGTTCCGTGAGAACCAAGGTGAAGGGGATGACGTCACGAAGCTCATGCCGTGGATCCAGGGGAAGTCAATGCCCCAGAAGCTCTGCGGTATGATGAGCCTCGTGGCCTACATGACAGTCCACAAACGAAAGGAAGGGGGCAGCCTATACCGCAAGATGTCGTTCCACGGCACTGAGAACTTCTACGCGAAGGATGGGCTTGGTGCGTTCCCCAAAGGGTTCGTCATCAACCCGACGCTGCCTTCAGTAGCAATGGCAGCAGACGCGGCGCGCAAGGCGAAACAGGCCAACGTGCGTCCCATGGTTCGACGGAGAACAAGGAGAACTGCTACATGACACGCATCGCATATGACGTCTCGGGTGTCGAGGGCGCTGGTGGAGAGGATCCACCGCCCGGCATCTACGAGGCGACAATCGTCGCAGCGGAGCAGCGATCCGAGAAGGCAGATGGGTCGCCTGCGAACGACATCCATGTCACGTTCGACCTCGGAGGCGACTTTGTACGGAAGCACACGTACATCGGCCTGGGCGAGAACGCGGCCTGGAAGCTCAAGGAGTTCACGAACGCCTTGGGCCTCAAGGACAAGGGCACGCTCGACACGGCGAAGCTTGAGGGCAAGAAGGTTCGCATCAAGCTGAACCCGGACACGTACGATGGCGAGCCCCGCTCGAAGGTCGGCACCATCCTCAAGCTCAAGGCGTCCAAGGCTGAGGCAGAGCCTGAGGACGAGGAGCCTGAGGAGGAGCCAGAAGAGGAGCCAGAAGAGGAAGATGACGGCTCAGTTGACCTCGACGCGATGGATCGAGACGAACTGAAGGCGTTCATCAAGGACAACGATCTTCGCGAGTCTGCCGGCGTCAAGGTACTCAAGAACGACACCGACGATGACCTCCGCGCGAAGATTCGTGAAGCCATGCCGGACATGGAGCCGGCAGAAGAGGAGGAGGAAGAAGAAGATGCCGGGGAGGAGGCATCTGGAGAGGAGGATGACTACGACCAGTGGAAGCTGGCCGAACTGAAGGAGGAGATTGGTAACCGGAGCCTCGAAGTAGCATCGCCGGTCACCAAGGCCAAGGCAATCGCGGCACTCCGCGAAAACGACCAAGAGGAGCCTTTCTGATGGTACAGGCGACAAAGGTCGCGAACCGCGACATCTACGACATCACGTACGACAAGGGCAACGGAGAAGGTCACATCATCGCCCGGTTCCACAACAACGCAGACGGCGACAAGTCCGAGTACACCGGCGTCAATGACGGCAGCTTTGTCGTCACTGTCGCGACCGGCTACGAGGGCGAGGACAACGTCGTCATCGAGGCCGAAGATGGCACGGTGCTGGACGAAGGCACCGTCACCTTCGGGTAGCACATGCCAATCAAGCTAGATGACTTCTCATTACGCACGGACGACCTGTGCTTCGCGACTCTGCTCTCCATGAAGGGCTACACGACCAGCATGGAGCTACGGGATCGCGGCCCGAACCGTCGTGTTGTGTGGTGGACGCTCGGGCTAGACGAGGATGACGACCCGATCCGTGATCTCGTCAAAGAGTACACGGCCAACGACTGCCGTGTCGAGCCGCGCGAGTTCTTGCGGCATATGAGAGGTGTCCGACGAGCAATGTACGATCTGCTCGGCGTTGGGAAGTCATCTAGCTGAGGCTATGCCGATCACGAACGCTCAGCTGAGGCAATTGCGGCCCTATCTGCTAGGGGCCAGCCCGAAGCCAGATGGAGAATGGGACTTGTACTGTCCGCTCCACCACGACTCGACGCGCAGTGCAAGCCTCAACGTTTATGACGGCGTATGGTTCTGCCAGGCGGGCTGCGGCGGTGGTTCGATCACCGACCTAATCAAAGCACGCGCCAAGTGGGTGCCACCGAACCCCGGCGCAGTCCGCAACGGTTACCACCCCAGGGGGCATAACGGAGCGATGGAAACGGTCACGGAAGCGATGGTGGCCGCCTGGGCGCAGAACTTGCTGGACTCGAAAGCAGCGCTCGACGACATCAGCGCTCGACGCGGGTTGACGGCCGATACGCTACAACGCTACGAGATAGGTTGGCGCCGCGACCGCAAGACATACACGATCCCGATTCGCGGGCAAGAGGGCGAATTGCTCAACGTCCGCTTCTACACACCGACGCCTCGACCAGGCAGGCGCAAGATTTGGGGCGTGACGGGTAGCAACGAGCCACGTCTCTATCCCATCGATCAGCTAGAGCATGAGACCATCGTCGTCTGTGAGGGAGAACTAGATGCACTCGCCACCATCCAAGCGGGCTATCCCGCCATCACCCGCACCGCCGCCGCGAAGGTTTGGCATCCGGCTTGGAACGAACTCTTTGCTGGCAAGCGCGTGTACATCTGCCACGATAGCGATGCTACTGGCGTATCTGGCAATCGGCTGGTGGGACGTCATCTGGGTCGCCGTGCTAGTTGTTTCGTGGTATCTTTGCCTTATCCTGTTCTGGACAAACACGGCCAAGACCTAACTGACTTCTGGAAGGAACACACCAAAGAGGAATTTGAGGCTCTGCTGCGCGAGGCGAAACCGCTCGGCAAACGGGCCGATGAATCAGGGCCAGAAACTGTCACGGTACTTGACAGCTTCGCGGCGCAACGTATCGCGAAGCCTGTCAAGCTTGTCGTCACCGTGAAGGGCAAGAAAGAACCTGGGTACACGATTCCGAAGACAGCGCAACTTAGCTGTACTCGCGACGCGGGGCCCAAGTGCGCTTTCTGCCCTCTGAAGGCTACCGGCGTGGCCGATGTGACGATCTCACCTGACAGTCCGGCGATTCTGGCCCTGATTGATTCTCCTATCGCGACCGTACTCGACCAGATACGGCAAGAGTACGGAGCGATGAAATGCAACAAGCTCAACATCGAGGTAAGCGAGCATCAAAGTGTGGAGGTGCTATATGCCCGTCCAAGTCTTGATCATGTTGACGGGACGGAAGCGGGGGCGTACAAGACTATTCGGATCACGTCGGTGGGCCGACACGACACCATGCCAAACAATACTGTCCTTGCCACTGGAGCCCTACACCCTAACCCGCGCTCTCAAGCTAATGAATTCCTTAGCTGGAACTTGGCCCCAGTCGATACCTCCCTCGATAGCTTCCAACTCAGTGGAGAGGCTGCGCAGGCCCTGACGATCTTCCAAGCGAACGGGCGCTCACCAGCGAGCAAGCTCAAAGAGATAGCCGAAGCGATGGGGCAGCACGTTACCCGCATCATCGGCAGATGGGAAATGCATGCGATATTTGATCTCACGCTTCACTCGATCCTATCCTTCCGATTCAATAAGAAGCTCATTCGTCGCGGGTGGGTGCAGAGTATCGTTTACGGTGACACTCGAACCGGCAAGTCCGAAGCCGCTTCACAGATACTTCGCCACGTTGGTGCGGGCGAAATGGTCGGTGGAGAGTCGGCGAGCTATGCAGGACTTGTTGGAGGGCTTCAGCAACTCAATGGACGAGACTGGATCGTCACCTGGGGCGTCATCCCTCTCAACGACCGACGGGCCGTGGTCGTAGATGAGGTCACCGGACTTACACACGAGGATATATCACACATGTCCGACCTGCGGGCATCGGGGATTGTACGTCTTAGCAAGATTCAGCAAGAAGTCACCCATGCTCGTACTCGCATGCTGTGGCTCGCCAACCCACGTGATGGTGGGCATATGGGACAATACACGTACGGAGTGGACGCTTTGCGCCCTCTCATCGGAAATGTTGAAGACATCGCTCGTTTCGATCTTGCAATGGCGGTCACGATGCATGATGTCCCGGTTGAAGAGTACAACGTCACGTATGAGACAAGCGATCTACCCTACACGAGCGAGCTAAGCCATCAGCTACTCCTCTGGTGCTGGACGCGCCGACCGGATCAAGTAGTCTGGATGGACGGGGCTGAGGCTGCCGTACTACGCGCCGCGAGCGAACTAGGACGGAGCTACATCGAGGATCCACCACTGATACAGGCGGCAGATGTCCGCGAGAAAATTGCAAGACTTTCGGTGGCTCTTGCTGCACGCCTATTCTCGACCGACGAGGAATGTCAGCAAGTCATCGTGACGCCTCAGCATGTATCGACGACCGTGCGCTTCATCAATCACATCTACTCGATGGATCAATTCGGCTACCGCGAGCGCTCCGAGGAGGCAGACCGCAACCGCGAGCAGGCGCAGCGTAGCCGACAGACCATCCGGACGTTCCTACTCGACATGCGCGGCCTCGCGCAGTTCATGAGGATCAACGGATCGTTCCGTCGGCAGGACATCGAGGAGGTCATGGATATGACACGAGAGGAGGCCAATGCTGTAATCACCAAGCTCTGGGACGCACGCATGGTACGCAAGGTGAAGGGAGACATCCTGGTCGAGCCAACTCTACACAAGCTACTACGGGAGGTGAAGTGGTGAGTAATCTACCTGATAAGCCTAGTCAACTGCCTGAGAAGCCGGGTGGCCGCATTTGGCATGAAGAGGATCAAGAATCCCTCATGACCGACCTGTTCGCTCAAAAGATCGAGGAGCAAATACTCGCGAATCACAAGTTCCTGAATCGAGTCGTAGCATCCGTGCGTACCGTCGATCATGCCGGCTGGGACAAGCGGAGCATCGTCGTGACGTTCACCGACGGCACTGCGCTCGGCATCAGCGGGCGCGATCTAGTTCTGCGCGAGTTCGACATGAATCCGTCGGACGAGCAACTGTTCGAGGCGGCGAGCCGTGACGAATGAGCCGTTGTCGCCGGCACGCCTCAAAGAAATCGACTGGGAACTAAAGCACACGATCAATCCCGATTTCGTCCCGCGCTCTCTGGCCGTGGAGCTTCGCGGCGAGGTTGCCCGGCTCACCGCCGAACTGACCCGCGTTCGCGTTCAAGCTCAGCGTGTGCGGGGATTAGAGAAGGCGCTGTCGGATGAGTGCGCGAACAGTCTCCGGTTGGCTGCCCGCGTGGCCGAGCTAGAGAAGGTGCTCCACTCCTGTCAAGCGATTGCCGTAATGGCCCAGAGTTCTCGGCATGTTGACGAAGAAACGCGTCTGTCATGTCTGAATGAGATTGAGGTTCGCGCCCGTGAGGCTTTGGCTGGCGGTGACGGCGATGACTAAGCCGTTGTCGCCGGATAAGATTGGACAAAAGGCTGTACGTCTCAGGAACACCGGCCCGATCCAGATGGATACACGTCGCGTGATGACGCCTGAGCAGGTCAAGGAGCGAGCCGAACTCAACGCGGCGAACACGGCGGAAGCTATCCACCGGCGAGCGAACGCGGGGTGGAACGGCAAGTGAAGGTCTGTGTCATTGGATGCGGGCCGTCGGGATTGCTGGCAGCCCACGCCTGCCGACAGGACGGGCACAAGATCACCATCATCAGCGATAAGATCAAGAAGAGCATCATGGCCGGAGCTATGTACATCCACGAGTCGATTCCTGGCGTCACGCCGAAGCTCCCAGACGGCAAGTTGCTGATTGAGAAGCGCGGCCTGCCTGAGGGTTACGCATCAAAGGTGTACGGCGACCCAGCGCACCCGGTTAGCTGGACACAGTTCCGTACCGGTGACCACAACATCTGGTACATGGATGAAGCATACGACCGGCTCTGGGCTCGGTACAAGCGATACGTGAGGGAATGCGAGGTTACGCCTCTGAGGATGGATGAGATCATCCGTCACTTCGACCTCGTGATCGCAACTCTGCCGAAGCCCGCCGTTTGCTATCGGGATCACGAATTCAACTCAGTGCCGATCTACGTTCGCCAGCGCCGACTCGGCAGGGACACGATCCACCCGAATGTCATGACCTACAGCGGCATGCACCAAGACCCGTGGTACCGCAAGAGTACGATCAACAACGTCGTCACCATCGAGTACCCGCAGCGTCCGCCGAATGATGACTACTACGCCGGCATCAAGCCGACTAGCAACAACTGCGACTGCTGGCCTCGCGTACTCTGGGCCGGTCGCTGGGGCCGATGGGAGAAAGGGGTGCTAGTGCACCATGTCTACCAACAGGTGAAAGATGCTCTGCTCCAAGTGTAGCGCGCCGGTCACGCCGGTCGTAGCGTTCGACATCGATGGCACGCTGGGAGACTTTCATATTCACTTCATCAGGTTTCTGGAGCGGTACATCAACTATGAAGGTAACCACTGCTGCGGCTACGACATCTACAAAGGTGACTCGCCGTTCTATGTTTGGGCGGACGCGATGTACAATATCGACTACCGCACCTGGCAGGACATCAAGCTCGCTTATCGCCAGGGTGCGCAGAAGCGCTCGATGCCGATCATCCCCGGCGCAGTCGAGGCTGTACACACTGCCGCGAGAGAGGGCTGTGAGATTTGGTTCACCACGACGCGGCCATACCTGCGACTCGACAACATCGATCCCGACACACGCTTCTGGCTCGACAAGGTGCTGGGAGTCGAGGATTTGTACAGTGGGATGATCTACGATGAGTTGAAGTATGATCGCTTCCGCGAGCTAGTCGATCCGCAGCGTGTCATCCTGATCGTTGAAGACCTAGCTGAAATGTACGACGCGGCAGCTGTCATCTTCGGCGAGGATGTGCCGGTGATAGTCGATTCAATTTACAACTCAGAGGCGCAGGACGCCATGATGCATAGAGTCTCTGACATGTACGCCCTGCCCGGACTAATCATGCAGCGAGCGAACCGATGGAGGATGCAGCATGGGGATAACATTCCAAGTTGACGAGGGTGAGAACCTAACAATGCCGCAGCAGTACATCCTACAGACGCTGCTCAAGGCATTCAACCTGATGCTAGAGCGCGAGAAGGTGTACGGTTCAGCTTGGACGCGCTACGGTGTCAATGACAAGGTCATGCATATCCGCGACATCACCTCTCGCGTCGAGCACCTGTCCACCATCGCGGCAGAGAAGGGCGATCCAGTCGCAAACAAGCTTGAGGATTTACTCCTCGATTTGATCAACTACAGCGCAATGGGAGCAGTCCAGACTTCGCAGGGGAAGTTTTCATGAGCCTGGGGCGGGCCTGTGAATGTGGATGTGGTGACCGTGGCTAAATCTTTCAAATCTGGGGCGGGACGCATTCGATACAGGTACACCAAACCCAAGGTCGAAGAAGGGGATTGGGCCGTAGAGGTAGGGTCGGACAACCCAACACCAAACCCCACGTCCCGCCCCAGTTGGGATGCTGAGGTCTATGACCCGCATATCCGCAACTTGGGGGAAACGAAGATCAGCGCCTTCAGCGGACGTGACCGGCTACGACAGGAGTGTAGTCATGAGCAACC